ATCTGAAAGCCTATGTTGTCAAAGCTGGCAGAAGTTTTGCCCCCCGTCATAAACACGTTGTTGCTATCTATAATTACAGCGGTGGCACCCGCATTGTCGTCGATGCCGGGTGATGTAAATGCGCCGGTAAACGTACCCGTCGTCGCCGCCAGCGCAGAGTTAGCATCATGCTCTAGGCGCGGGTTGATAGTCGCCTCACCACGGTAGATGACATAGATGTTGCCGGTGCCCGAAGCAGGGGCTGCGCTGAACGTCAGCGTCGTACCGCTGGCAGTATACGCCTTGCCTGAACCCGGTTCCTGCTGGACGTTGTTGACAAACACCTCTAGGTCTTCGCTCACATTGACGGACCTGTTCAGCGTAAACGCAGTCGCCGAACCAGTGCCGTTAAACGACTGACTCGTTGTCTGATTTACTATCGCTGTGTTTGGTGCCTTGCCAATATATGCCATTAGCCAGCCTCCAGTGCTGCGATACGAGCCTTCGCTTCATCAAGTTCGGTTTTCAGTTCTTGGATTGCTTTGATGCACAGCGACACCATATTTCCATATGCAAGCGCATCCGGCTCATCATCGTCGTTGTATTGAACAAACTCTGTCAAGCCAGCGTCGTGGACTTCTTCAGCAATCAAACCGCCGAATACTGTGTCGCCATCGTTGTTACCTTTGTAGGTAATGGGACGAAGTGTAAGCAGTTCAGTGAGGCCGTGTGTGGCGTCGGTTATAGTGTTCTTGTAGCGGCGGGATGATGTGGAACGATGAATTACTCCTGCGGAGTTAACTTGCATATTTGCTGGATTACTTGTGGTGTCGTTGTAAATTTGCGGTACAAAAAGTGTTCCATTGGCGTTTAGGTAAAGACGAGGATTACCATCTCCATCTGACAGCACGATATGGTTATAAGCAGCACTGATGTTTAGGCCGCCTTGATTGCCGTTGTATCGGCCAAGAATGGTGTTTCTATAACCAGTACTTACCCGTGACCCAGAGCCGTTGCCTATAAAGGTGTTTCTGTCGCCAGTGGTGCTACCACCAGCACCGCCGTAAGTTCCATCGGTACTGCCTACAAAAGTATTGAAACTTGCAGTTGTAGCTGAGGCACCAGAATCTGCTCCTACGTATGTATTATATTGGCCTGTGGTTGTGCCAATTCCTGAGTTATATCCCGCTGCAAAATTCTTGGTACCCGTAGTGTTGTTAATTAAAGCCGCATAACCTACCGCCGTATTGTTGGATGCGGTGGTGTTTGCAAAAAGAGAATTAACACCTACAGAAACATTATTTGCTCCCGTAGTATTTGAATACAGGGCTTGATAGCCATAGGCACTATTTGCGTCTGCTGTTGTATTGGTCGATAAAGCGTTGACACCAAAAGCGGAGTTGTTATCACCTGTTGTATTAGCATCAAGAGCAAGCGAACCCACAGACGTATTTGCTGCGCCGGTGGTATTAGCACTTAATCCAACATAACCCACTGCTGTGTTGTTAGATGCCGTAGTATTCGCTCGTAACGCATTTTTTCCAACAGCTACATTACTGCCCCCAGTAGTATTTCCACTCAAAGATTGCGAACCTACTGCGGTGCTATTATTACCAGAGGTGTTTGCATCAAGACTATTCCATCCGACAGCCACATTTTCTTGACCGCCCTCGTTCTCACCAAGTGCAGCCTCTCCTACCGCCACGTTATAGCCACCAGACAAAGAGCCATCATCAAGTGCGCCATCCCCTAGAGCAGTGTTGTCTGTGCCTGTGGGAAATGCCCCATCTAACTTGATAGTGCCGCCGTCCGCGCTGACGTTACCGGAAACCGTTAGTGACGCCGCAGAATCAATTTGATTTGAACCAACCTTACTAAGTGCCATCAGCTAATCTCCAACAACGACACAGTCACATCAGCGGCTGACGCTTGACTTGCCGTAATTCGCAAGATGTCACTCGCGTTCAAAACAATCTTCTGGTCACCCCCAACAGCCACCAAACTACTGCCCACCGGCACAATAGCCGACTTGACGATGTGTACGTTGTCGCCGTCGTTGTTGATTAGCTGGACATTTACGGTGATGGAGACGGTCAGGATGTTGGCAATGTTCAGTCCGATAATGGTTGTTTCTGTCGAACTGGGGCATGTGTAAACATCTGCGTTAGCGGTGCCTACCGCCGTGTCTGTAAAGGTCTTAAAGTTATTAGGCATATCGTTACCCCAGTGCTATCGCCATGACTACGCTTTGCCCAGCGGATTCAAAGTCGGTTGTGTTAGATGTGGCTGCGCTACCTAACCCCAGTGATGTTCTGGCTGTTGCGCCGCTCTCAGCTACAAAATTAGACCCATCACCCACAATAAAGTTACCGTTTGTAACCGCCAGCCCCGCCACGTCTTGTAGCTGTGCGTCCAACCTAGCGTTAGCCACTGTCCCGCTAGAAAGGTTGCTGGCGTTCAATGCCGTCAGATTACTACCATTCGCCGCCGGTAGTGTCGCGGGGAACCGCGCATCTGGAACTGTACCGGAGCCAAGATTGCTGGCGTTCAACGCAGTGAGGTTTACACCACTAGCCGCTGGCAGAGTTGCAGGAAACCTAGCATCTGGGACCGTGCCAGAGGCAAGATTGCTGGCATTGAGTGCAGTTAGGTTGCTACCGTTAGCCGCCACCACATTTCCAGAGGCATCAAGGAAAGACATCTTCTCCGCTGGCAACGTGCAGAAAATCGTCCTTGTACCGGAACTCCAGTTCACAGCAGCATCACTGTTGCTCGACTGAAGCACCGTAGTTCTGGCTAGTGTGGTGCCTGACGCAGTGTAGGTTCCAATGCCGACCTCAAAGTCGGTTCCGTCAGAACAAGCGTAATATGTCGTGTTCCCATCGCCCACGCTGCCGAAAGTCTCAAAACCAGAAACAGCGCCTGCAAGCGTGTACGTTGCAGTGCCGGTGGTTGTGGTCGTTTCTTTTACGCGATCTCTGAGAACAAGTGCCATGTTACTTTAGCTCTATCGACAGGTTGCCTGCGTTAATGCGGAAGATATCGCCAGTGGCAATTGTCTTACTTGCATCAAGTGCGCCAACGAACAAGATGTTTCCGCTACTAGCCGCGTCTACAACAAACGCATGTGTGATCGTGTTGTTTGTGCCGGTAGACGCCGGGAACTCAATATTGGCCGCGTTTGTTGCGGTCTGAGCATCTGTTCCCACTGCGGGAACTGTCCAGCCGGAAGCCTGAACCTGCTGCCTAGCGTAAGACCCAAACGTGGCCTCTGTTAGAGAGCCTGTTTCAATACTAGATACGGCGGTTGCAAGGCCGACATAAATGCTGTTGCCGGGGGTGGCAAAGCTCTCCGAGTTATTCTTGAACAAGAAATCAAGGATCGCATGTTCTAGATAATTGGTTGCTGCGTTTGACGTTGCCATGTCTTCTACTCCTTATGTACGAGGCCGATCTGGCAGACCTCTGCGATACGCATCGCTGTTTTCTCTAGCTTCCGCCAGATCTTTAATCCTGGTCATTGCCTCGGTGAACTGTTTCTCATACATCTGAAGCATGTCCTGCTCACCTTTCATGTATATATACGCTTCAACCAAAGAACCGTAAAGCAGGGCGTTGGGAGCGTTGTCGCTCAACCACGTGGTTCCACTATCACTGCCAGCGGTCAGAGATGCCGGCCTGTAATAGTAGTGAAGCTCAACAGCGTAGTTGCTGTCAGGGGTTGGCGCCATAATGAAGTTATCTTTATCAAAAAACGCATAATACTTTGGCGTTCCTGTCGTTGCCGGATTCGGATTGTATTCTTGGATGTAGTTCACATCTTTTTGAAGCAGGAACTCCTTCGAGCTACTGTTTGTGACAGACAAAGAAAAAGATGAAAGATAGTCGCTCGGCACAGAAAGATACGGATCACCTTGTGTTAGCGCACTTGTCGCGTTCTTGCGAAAAATCTCAAGGTCAACCAGCTTGAAGATACGATCTTCGGCTGCGCGAATGAACACAGGTAGATTCGTCACGAAGGACGTTTCAGTGTTTTCGGTATAATCTTGGATGGCTGTTTTTAGCTGTGCGTATGTAAAAGCCATTAAGCGATCCTTACAATCGCGCTACTCGCGCCCGCTGTTGGAATGGTAATAGTAAAAGTAGATGAAGAAGAAGCTTGATCGGCTCCAAAATCAAACACCGCAATCGCTTTGTCAGATGCACTGCTGTTATAAAGCAGTGCTCCTCGTGCCGTTATTGTAGAGTTAGCAAAACTAACGTCAGCAAAATCTATAAAAGCAGTTGTGCCGCTGGTGTTGATGGTTATGCTTGTGACGGTAGCACCGCCCGCGCTATAGCCTGTTCCGCTTACTTCGTTAGCTGTTGAGTATGCGGTTGTGGTCGCGTCGAGAGTGGCGCTGTTTGTGAACAGCGCCATCTTAAATGTGTGACTTGCAAAATTGTGGACGGCTTGAAGCAGTTCGCTTTTAAAAGACGTACACAGATAATTTCCAGTAAAAGCCATGTTTACTCCTATGGCGTGTTCGCTGTACCGCCCATGCCGCTGTGGTTTGTGCAGTAATAATACAGAGTTGGAGTCCCCGAG